CTATTTACCGACAGGCGGCTGGGGCTTTATCAAGCCGGCAACGCCGTCTCGCATGATATTGACGGCAATCTTGAGCACACTCAAAGCAGCAACGGCAACGGCGGTGTAACCGGGGCCGATGACGGATCGCGAACATTCCAGTATGCCGTCGGCAAGCTGAGTGCAGCCTGTTGCCAGAAGAATGGCAACCGTCGAGGCCGACAAGGTGATCAGCACATTCAGAACATTATGTAATGTATTTGTATTGAACATCTTTTTTCCTTTTGAAACGGATAAATTGGCCACCAATTCGCTCGAAGGTCGGGCGCCAGTGGCAAGCAATTGCTTTCGAGGTCGAAAAACGGGGCAGAGATCTGCGGGGGTATAATCGGTCATCACGACTAGATATTCAGAGCGGACAGACGCAGTCGCTTTGTGATCCAATTACCGAGCAGCCTCGATCGCTGCCGCAAATTTCTTGGCGTAAACCGCAATATCGATCGCGCGATCCGTGCCGTTGATAATTTTGCGTGCCCCGACCCAATCGGTCACAGTGGCGCTGAAATAATCGGCAAGTTTTTTGCGGGTGAACCTGCCATTGATCATGCCATCAAACAGGATCTCGACGGCCTTGATGGGATCGAGTGCCATATCCGGATCGTCGGCTATGCCGTACTTGGCATAATTGTCGTGTCCGGTGATCTGCACCAGACCACGGCCACGATAGCGCCAGCCTCCGCCGCCGACCTCGCTGCCATTGCCCATACGGTTTGCGTAAGCCCGGTTTGCGATGCGCTGCGGCTGCCGGGCATAGTCTGCAGCCTGGGTGGCGGTAAAATACTTCGGGAAAGTCACCAATAGGCCGGTCGCCGAATAGTTGAGATTTTCCGCGATGGCGCACATGGTGTTGTCCGTCTCGTGAAAGGTCGTTGCCAGCATGTAAGCGAGCCAGCGGCTATCGAAGGGCTTGGCCTGCCATTCGGCAAGAATGGCCTCGATACCGTTGACCTGATTTATCGACAGCCGCCCGCCAAACAAAGACGTGCGCACCGCCGCGAAGAACTTCGCGTGATCCATAATGGTTTCCTCTGTGGATGAAGCTCATCCCTGCCTTGCTCAAAGACGGAACGCGCCTAGTTTGCGAATCTCTAATGATTTGTGGGAGTTAGTGAGTTTGGCTTACGATTGGAGTGGCGTCCGAACACGACGCATCAGAGCGCTCAAGATTGGCATTTCGGCGCTAATCACATCGGCTGCGCTTGCAGTCCCGGCGGCCATTCTGCTCGGTGGGTTGCACTAACTAAGGCGACGGTGAAGATTGCACGTGGAATGCGAGTAGCCGCTTATGTTCCCTGCGGATCATCCGATTTCGCAACCTTGAGGGTATGGTCGCCATATGTTTCCTTAGTGCCCGCCCCCAACGGCTCGCCGGCAGGCACCACCTGAGAGGTATCGACCTCGTCAGATTTTTCGTAAGCGGCCAGTTTGGTTAGCGCGTCGGCCAGTTCGCCAGCCAGACGATCGAGCCCACCGGCGTAGAGCTCTGCTTCAGCCGCCAAGAGTTCATTCTGCTTCTTCAGTGATTTCACCAGAGTGGACATTCAAGGTTCCCGCTAGATATCGGAGGGCCACGCGAAGGCGTCGATTTCGGCCGTCGTGGTGATCGTGCCGGCGATGATCTTCTTGTTGATTTCGCCTTCGGCGGCAAAGCTCGCCTGCACATGCGCGCCGACCGCATTGGCGATCGCCATCACCTGTGCGGCCGTCAGCTCGACAAAGCCGGCCGCCGTCTTGAACTTCACGGTGACGTCCCGGTTCGCCTGCACATAGTTGTAGGCTCCGGTGATGAGCGACTGGCTCTGTCGATCGGTCATGACACGCATGCCGTTAAGCACGATGCCGCCCGTTTCGACAGCGTAGCGCTTGGTTGCGGCGTAGGCATAGAGATCGACCGGAGCCGGCTCCGGAGACCAGCCCGCGACCACGGCCAAAAGGCTGGACGGTGTTTCCGGCCAGTCGGCCGCCGAGGCAACCAGAGCGGCTTCCTTGTTGTTCAGCTGATCGAGGACGGCGTCCTTTTCGGCGGCATCCAGTCCGGACGTGATCTTGGCGGCCAGTGCAAGCCAGTAATCCGGCACATTGTAGATCTGCTGCCGGCCGAGCCAGAAGGCCACGCACGCCATCCAGCGATCGGCCTTGTTTTCCGATCGAGCGGCAAGCAGCGCCTCGACCATCGGTTCATACATGCTGTCTATGCGGTACATGGTAGTCCTTTCCTGGGTTACGTTTGGGCAAAGATACGCACGGCACGCCAATCGATCGCGGCGGCGGCACGGATTTCAGGAGCGGTGATGGCGGCGGCAACGGCCGCTTTCGCCGATCGGCGCAGGGCTTCGATCATCTGCGATCCCGCCGCCCAATGCTGATCGCGCGTCAGGATCTCGACCGCCTTTTCGAAGCGGCTAACGCCATGCTCGGCCGCCTCGGCTGTCAGGTTCGTCGTCTCGCCTTCGGGCACGCCTGCGCCCTGCTGCGGGTCGGCGGCAATCCGCTCGGCCTCACGAAGCTTCAGCGCATAGACGGCGTCCTGACCGGGGATGACGGTGATGAACAGCATACGCGCCAGCCTGACCTGACGATCGATATCGGTCTGCGCCTCGATGCGCTCCAAGGTGAGATCGGCTGGGACGTTAAACAGCATGGATAGTCACCTCGAAATGGTGAAAGGCCGCAGGGGCGATGAAGGGAAACCGATAGTCGCCGAGGGCGTCGGTGGTAAATTCAAAGACGCCGTCCTCGATCGCGACGATGTCGCCGGCATGAATGACCGAGGTGCCGGCCGGCACCGAAAAGCGCACCCGGTCCACGCCATCGGCCTGGATGGTGTATTCGGTGACATCGAGGGCAGTACTCTTGGGGGTGATGACGCCATCAAGCACATAGGAGGTCGCGTCGATATCGAGGCGGCATTGCTCGGGCGGCACCACCATCACGCGGCAATTCGGATAGACAACCGCGAACTTTTCCAGATGGCGCATCTGACCAGCGCCCGATTGCCTTATCCGTCCATCCGGCTCAACGATGATGAAGCGGACTGCAGCCTCGGCATCGGAAGACTTTTCTTCGCCTTGCATGATTACCTCTTGTAAGATGAAGCCGCGATGTTGCTCTCGGCCCATCCGACCGTGTTTCCCGGATTGTTGATCTGCATCGTGTAGACGTGATAGCCGGCACCGGGAGCGTCGTAGAAGCCGGAAACGCTAACGCATCCAGCCGTGTAAGCCTCGATGAATGGGGTGGCGTTGCCGCCGCCGCTGTCCACCGTTCGGACGATAGGGAGGTAATAGACTTGCTGGAAGATGAGCAGACTGTTTCGAAAAATGTTGAGACCGCAAGCCTGCGAACCCTGTGAGCCTCCGTTCTTATTCATCTGTGCGATAGCCATGCAATCGACCACCACGCGGCCGTCACCGGCCACGGTGACGCCGCAAGAGACGAGATTGAACGGGTTGCCGTTGCCGCTGACATTCTGGACACCGGCGACGCGGCCGATACCCGTATCGGTGCACGCACCGGAAGCGATCTTGTCGTAAGTGACACCGCCCAGAACCAGCTTATCGGTGGTGATCGCGCCTGTGGCGATCTGCCCGGCGGTGATCGCATTCGCAGCAATTTTGTTGCCGGTGATCGCGCCGTCAACGATCAACTCGCCCGAGGTGGCGCGGCGCATAACGGGCTTCGACCAGTAGCAGGAATTGCCGGTGCCGGCTGTCTTCTCGACCTGCAGCAACATGCCAAGCTTCACATAACCACTCGGAATCGTATAGCGGGCCTGGAGACGAACCCAGTTGTTCTTGGTCGCTGTGGATGTAACCGGCACCAAAGCCAGCACACCAGCACCGGTGTAAATCGCAGCATAGACGTTCGCCGTCCCGGCGTCCGCGTTATAGACCCACACGTCAAACGCATAGGTTTCGCCCGGCGTGACGGCGACAGCCTTCGACCAGCAGCAGTCCCGAGCCAAAGATTGCACGACATAGCCCGCCCAATCGCCGTTCGAGCCATCGAGATAGAAATTCTGAAGGTTTTGTATGCCCCAACCATCAAGATTGCCGCCCTGCCAGCCATTATCGACGATGTTGGAAAAGTCAGTAAGGATGAGCGACTTGGCCGTGATCGCGCCGGCGGCGATCTGGTTGGCGCCGATGGTGTTGGCCGCCAGTTTGTCGCCGGTAATCGTACCGCCCGCGATCGTCGTGGCGGTCACAGCGCCGGCCGCGATCGCGCCGGCCGTCACAGCGTTCGCGGCAATCTTGCCGGCCGTGATGGCGTTAGCGGCGATCTTGTCGGCTGTCATGGAACCAGCGACAATGTTGCCGCCATTGATGACGGTGACGCTGCCATCGCTCCACGGCGTCGGCTCGGTCTGGTTGGGGTTGGCCTCGCCGAAATACATACGGGTCAGCCAGAGATAGCTGTCGCCCTGGCCCGCCACCGTTCCTTTCATCCGAAAGAAGACAAGCACTCTAGCGGCGTTCGCGGGCATCTGAACCTTGCCCCAGAAGCGGCTGTAGTTCGCCAAATTCTTCAGAGGATTGGCATTCTGATAGGCCGGAAAGATGCCCCACGACGGGTAAGCAAGGAGGTTGCCGTTGACATCCAGAACCGCGAGGAAAGGCTGCACTCCGGTGCAACGATGACCGAAGTAGTAGACAGACAGCTCGTACCAGCCGTTCCCCTTGACCCCGAACTCCCGCCTGTTTCCATAAGCATCGAGCGCCATCACCCCATATTCGATGCCTTGATTGCCATTCCCCTGACAGATCTCGATTGCACCGGGGAGCGGAGCATAGGTGTCGGTGCGCAACCCCAACCTGAAGCTCGCGGCATCGTTCGAGTACTCCGGTCCCCAGCCGGTTAGCCCTGCCGAGAGATCAGAGTTCGACAGAAAGTTCCCACCGGTGCCGACAGCGAGTGCCTGTGTAGAGACCGAGCCGGCCGCAAGCTTGTCCGTCGTGATCGCACCAGCAGCGATTTGCGCGGCCGAGACCGCGCCAACAGCGATCGTGCCGGCGGTCACCGAGTTGGCGGCCATCTTCTCGGACGTAATGGCCTGCGCAGCGATAAGGCTGCCGGTAATCGTACCGTCAACGATCAGGTTTGCCGCATTCGCCCGACGAATGACCATGCTCCCGATGTCGAGAGAGCGTGCGGTCGAATTTACCCAATTGATGTACTCGATACGAAAGAACCGTGCCGCCGAAGGGACAGTGACCTTTCCGGTTTTATTGTTCCAGCCCGGTGTAGTGCCCGAGTTGCCCACCAGATCCGTGTAAGCCGCGCCGGGCTGATTGACGGGGGCTAGCTGGTTTTGATTAGCGTCATACCAAAGGGCACGGACAAAGATACCGGCCGGTGTCGTTTGCGTCCCGTCTTCTACCTTGAAACTAACGCCCCAATGCAGCACGGAATTGCCAACAACCGGGACAAAAGCCCGCAGTATCGCGTCACATGATCCGCCGATATTGGGCTTGTATAAGCGCAGATACGTTTTGCCCGAAACAGCGTTAGCGGGATCGGTTATCCACGAAAGAGCACCGGGTGCTTCCGCAATGTAGGAGTAATAATCCGTAGGCGGGCTGGCTACGTCCTCCCAACGACCATTTGGAACAAGGTTCTCCCAGTCCTGCATAACAATGTTCTTGGCAAGGATTGCATTTGCCGCGATCTTGTCGGCCGTGATGGCGTTCGCGGCAACTTTGGCCGCAGTAATCGCACCGTCAACAATCAGCTCGGCACCAGAGGCGCGACGCATGTTCGGCCTGGCCCAAAAGGCGAACTTGCCATTTGGCGCGCTCTTACCGACGCCGAACATCGGCTGCACCATGTAGACGCCGGCAGGAATGGTGACGTTGCCCTGCAGCAGCGTCCATGCGTTCTTGGCGAAGCTGTTAGGTCCAACAGCGATCCACGTAGGAGCGATGGCGGCCCCCATGCTGTCCTTGACGTACATCCCCATAAAAGCGGTGTAGTCGGGATCGGTGTTATAGACCCAGACGGACATATTGTAGCTCTCGCCAGGAGAGACACGAATAAGCGTCGGGTTGACCATAAGCTGGTCGCGGCCATCACACTGGGCGATATATGTGCCGCCTGCGGGGCTCGTTCCAACTTCCAGATAGTAGTTGTTGAGGTACGGCGCATACCAGTTGGCGCGGGAGCCGGTGGAGAAGCCCTGGTCGATCTGATTATCCAGATTCGCAACAAGCAGCTTGTCGACGGTAATGGCTTTCGCTGCAATCTGCGTCGCGCTAATCGCGCCGGTCGCGATCTGGCCTGCCGTGATGCTGTTAGCCGCAATCTTGTCAGCCGCGACCGAGCCCGCCGCCAGCGCATTGGCCGTCACCGAACCGGCCGCAAGCTTGGGCGTCGAAATCGCGCCGTCGGAAATCTGTGTCCCGACGATCTGGCCAGCGACATCGCTGGCTGCAACCGCTGCCGTCCAGGCGTTGTCGGTGTAGCGATAGAGCTTGCCGTCCGTCGTTAAAAAGACCGTGCGACCGGCCACGTTCCCCGTCGTCGGCAGGGTAGAGACAATCTCCACCGGCATGAGGCCAGAGGCGAACTTCGTCGCATCCACCGCGCCCTGGGCGAGCTTGGCGGCGCTCACCGCTCCATCGGCAAGCTTGCTCGCATCGACGGCAAGAGCCGCCAGCTTGCTATTGGTGATGGCGCCATTGACGATTTGAGAGTTGGTCAACGTACCCTTGACATCGCCGGCAGCAACAGCCGCCGTCCACACTCCATTGTAATAGCGGTAGAGCTTGCCGTCCGTGGTTAGAAAAACCTGCCGGCCTGCGATGTTGCCCGTCGTGGGAAGAGCCGAAACGACTTCGACGGCCTTGATGCTGCTGGCAAGGCTTGTCGCGTCCACTGCGCCATCGGCGAGTGCCCGAGCCGTGACCGCGCCATCGGCCAGCTTCGTGGAAATGACAGCTCCGCTTGCCAGCACGTCGGCCGTGACGGCGGCGACCTGAAGCTTTGCGGTCGAGACGGCCTGATCGGCAAGCTTCAGATTGCTGACGGCCTCGTCCATGATCTTTGCGGCCGACACGGCGGCATCGGCGATCTTGGATTGGATGATAGCGCCGTCGAGAACGTCACCGGCCTGGATAAGAACGTTCGGCGTCTTGACGGTCAGCCATGCCGACCAGTCCGTTGCGCGGTTCGATCGCGGGAGATAGCGGCCGCGCGCCTCGTAATTCGTATTCGGCAGCGTCCATTGACCGGAGATCAGCCAGGAATAGGGCGAGGCATAGGGATTGCTGTCGCTGTCGAAAACGACGTCTTCAGTTTCCTTGAGTCGCACCTGGACCCACACCCCCGCGACATCATCAAGATCCGGCGCGCAGCTTATCTTGATTGCCGGGCGGCGATCGATACCGCCCGCATCCTTCACCGTCGCCGGCTCCACGGTCCAGCCGACCATCGGCTGCGATGGCGGCGTGATCGGGCCGAGCCAGCCGATCGCGGTCGGGAGCTGCAGACCCGTGTGCCAATCATAATCAGCGGGGTCGACTTCCTTCAGCGTAACGACGATCAGGAAATTGGATTGCGGCTCGACCTTGACGACCAGGAATTTCTTCTCGTCATAGCCGTTGCGCGACGAAGACCAGGAAACGACATCGTTCGGCTCCAGCGGATAGGCATCCGGTGGCAGCGATACCTGATGGACGCGAAACCGTCGATAATCCTGGATCATCGCCAGGCCGACGCGCTGCACCTGATTGGCGAAAGGAACAGCGAGCAGCTGGATCTGCGCCGGCAAACGACGATTGCCGTCCTGAAGTTCCAGATCAGCATTGTAACGACCCGGAGCATCCTTCGTCGCCCACTTCTCTGCAGGCTCGGGATAGGTTGATTCGATGGCGTTATAGGTGGCCGAGAGCGAAGGGAATGGCTGGAAGCTCTGTTCTTCGGTGACGACGATGTCGTTATCCGTGAAAGAGTAAACCGCTCCGCCTGGCGCGCCAACAAGCATCTTGAAGATGCCGCCGACCTCAGCCATGCGGCCATTGCAGCCCTTCAGCAGTTCGGAAATCGCATCGAGCGGCTCTTGATCGCACTGGGCATCGTAGCCGGCGCGGAAGGCCGGTTCGCTGCTGCCGTCCTCAAGCTTGACGGAGACGTCGCAGGCATTGGCCGCCGCCATCCAGTTCGCGGCCGGCAGGCAGAAGGCGCCGATATTCTGGCCGCCATAAACCCATTCAGATCCGTAATAGATGCCACGGGCGAGGTTGTAGATCATCACAGCGGGGTTGGTGCTTCGCTCCCACGTCGACGGATCACTCCAGCGATGAGCGCCATTGCCACCGACAGAGGAATCCTTGCGCACATCGTAAAGCGGCAGCGGATGCGGCTCGAAAAGGCCGGTGGGTGCGCCGGAAAAGAGCTCCGTATTGTGGCGCGAGGTCAAGATGACGATCTGGCAGCCGCGGCCAATCATGGTCGGTTTCCACGGCCGCTCCGCATGGCTGCCGAACTTTGCCATCAGGAAGGGGTCGGGGGCCGTTTGCGTACCGTCGAGGAATTTGACCCAGAGATAGTCCTTGTTTTTGACGCGATATTCCACCACCGGAAAGCCGCGGCCATCGGGATGCGGTTGGTCCCAGCGGACGCCGACCTTCTGATCGTTGACCCACATGCTGCTCAGGCCGCGCTCACCGGCGCGATTGGGGAGGCTGCCGATCTCGATGACATCGGTGAAATAGGCGTTCGGCGTCTTGCCGTCTTCTCCCCAGGTGCCGGCATATTTGCGCCGGCCGGCGGTCGCGTAGCTGCCGATGATGAACGACATGGGATGATCGTCCCCCATGCTGATTTCGAGCTTGGTTCCGGCCGGCTGCTCTTTCTTCGCCAGCGCCTTCTCGATCAATGACAGGCCGATATTGATTGCGACGGTCAGCAGCAGCTTGCCGATGCTGATTGAGCCGAGAAACTGACCTATCGCAGTGATTGCCAAGCTGATCGGTTCGGCATGCGCCACATCCGCCATCAGCCAGAAGCCGAGGACGTTCAGAAGCAGGATGAGATATTTCATGGATCGGACGACCTCGATTGGCGCATGGAAACGGGTCGTCGCAGCCAAAGCCGCGCCGACATATCACCGGTCAGAGATAAATGGATTGACGGCGTAGCGCCTGTCAGCCGACCTTGAAGGCCCGCTTGGCGTCGAGCAGATCGACGGTGCCAAGCCCGGTCTCGCGCAGCACGAAGATGCGCTCGCCATTGACGACGCCGAGCGCATAGCCGAACGGGCCTTCATGCGGAATAGCCGCGAGATCGCCGATATGAGCCTCGCTCGGATGAATCTCGGGCAGCACGCTGGCGACAAGATCGGCGAGATTGTCGAAGCCCGCCGCCTTCATGGTCTTCAGCGCACCGGCCGCTGTCGAGTATTCGCCGCGAAACTGGGCGGCGCAATCGACGCCGGTGATCGCCAGCACCAGATTGCCGGCAAGGCCCGGCCCGCAATCATGGCTGCCCCAGGCAAAAGGCGTGCGCTTAAGCCGATCGATCTCGGCGACGAAGCGCGCGCGCCAGTTCTTGACCCTGACAAGATCATCAATCATTTCCGCCCCCAGGGTATCTGCCAATTGGCGACGGTGCTGGAATAAAGGCCGAATTCATCGCCGTTGCGGCGCTTCTGGCCTTCATAGGAGGATTTGGCTGGGTTGGTCCGCTCCAGCATGGCGATCGCGGCGGAGATGGCGGAGATCTCGATATCGCCGTCCTGTCCAACGGCCGGCGTCTTGACTGGCGCGCCATCGGCGACACCGAGAAAGGCGATTTCCGGCGCGGCACTCGGCAGGCGCGTACTGGTATCGAATGTCATGTCGTGGATCTCAATCGGCGCCAGCCGCAGGTCGTAGCCGCGCACGAGCTGCTGCACGGCGGGCGCAATCTGGCCGATGGTGATGGTCACGGTCTGGATTGTCAGATCGGCGGTGCGCGGGATCGGGCTCACCTGCAGATTGAGGCCGCCATAATAGGTCCTTGCCTCGAGCAGACCGGTGACGCCTGAGGTGACGGTGATGTTGATATCGTCGTCGCCGGTCCACAGGCCGATCGAGGCGGGCGCACCGCTGGCGAGATCCTTGCCGGTGATCCATACGAAACGACGGGGCACGAGCCCCTTGTCGCGCGCGCCGGTCAGCGCCGCGAAGAAGGCGGAGGTGATGTTCTTCATCGTCTATTTCTTCTGAATGATCTTGAAGGTGGCGCCCGAGGTGATCGGACCGTTCGCGGTGCCGGGATTGTGGCTGCCCGGCATGACTAGGCATTTGCAGGCCGGCAGCAGGAGGACCACGCCGAGACCGGCGGCAAAACCCGCCGGCAGATGCGGAAAGATGCCGAAGACGGGCGTTATCCCCTGCCCGTTGGCACTCACCGTTTCCGAGACTTCGAGAAAGGCGTAGCGGCCGCCATAGCCGACCTGCATCTTGTCGCCGACAGTCAGCCGGTATCCCGCCGGCAGGTCCTTGAGGCTGAGCGAGGCATTGTCGGCCCCGAGAGCTGCGACGCTGACGCCAGCGCTCCCAAGCTTTGTCCCGTCGGGATCGGCCTGCGGATATTTCGACAGCGGATCATAAAGAAACAGCGCCTCCTGGGCGCCGTGAAGTTTGCGGATACGGGCGGCGATCTGTTTCGCCTCCGCATTGTACATGTCGGCCAGCGTCACCGTGCCGGTCCAGAGCGGCGGCGCCAGCTCCGCCTGCCAGACCCGGCCATCGCCGGAGCCGGAAAGCTCGTCGTTGCGTTGAATATCCCAGACGATGCTGGAAATCTTCAGAAGATCGGCAAAGGCCGGCAGGCTGTAGGGATAGGAAACGGCCATCAGCGCCTCCGGGGATTGCGGTTGATCTGCGCGACGCGGTCGGGAAGCTGCTGATTGTAGTCGTTCAGCCCCTGCCGCGTCGAACTTTGTGCTTCCGATTGCGCGACATTCTTCACATAGGCCTTCAGATTGCCGTCCTCGTCGACGGAAACGCCGACCGTGACATGCACGCCGGAAGCGGAGCCGCCGGCATCGTTCTGATTATCGGCCCTGAGACGACGGACGGGAACAGCGGCATCCGGCTGCGCCCGCACCAATTGCGGCCCGCCCTCGCCGGCCACGCCGCCATCGGCATAGCCACGCCGGCCAAGCCGCATGGCCTCGACAACGCCGACGCCGCCGGCACGAGCGATATCCTTCTGGCTCCAGACGACCTCGCCGGCATGCACGATGCCGGCGGGTTCATAGGTGGTGCCGGAGCCGGTATAGCCGCCATCGGCCCATCCAGCGGATAGAGCGCTAAAGGGATCAAAGCCGGAGATGGGTACGGTTGCATTCGAGCCGATGTTGAAACCACCGCCAAATCCGAACAGGCTTGAGAAGAAGCCGCCAATACCACCGCCGCCACTCGCCGCACTGTTAACCTTGAACAGGCTGTTGAGCACATCGTTCAGCAGACTATCGGAGATCTTTTTGAGCACGGTGACTGCCGCGTTGCCCATGGACTTCCAAAAACCTTCACCGCTGCGCAAGCCGTTGACCAGCGTCGTGGCGAAATCGCCGGCAAGCTCGCGGGCATATTTGAGCTGTTCATTGTAGTGAATGATATTGGCCGAGGCCGAATTCATGTCGATCGGAAGGCCATATGTCTTCTGTGTCGAGGCGACTGTCTGGTCGATGGTTGAACGGCCCATCTGCTCCTGCTGGAACTGGATATCGCCCGAGAGCTTCTGCAGCGCCTGCGCCTCCGCAACGCGCCGATAGGCGACGGCCTGATCGTTGGCCGCCCTGGTCAATTGCGGCATCTGCGCCAACTGCACCGCGCAGCTTTTTTGAAGATCGTCCTGACTCTGCTTCAGCGTGACAACCTTCGACTTCACATTTTCCGTCGCGACAGCGGATTGCCCGGAAGCCTGTGTGCCAAGTTTGGTCTGTTCGGTGTAGGTTTGAGAAGATTTAGTGGTTTCTCGGAAACTCCGGTCCAATCTTTGTTGCGAGTCTATTTCGGCATTTGCATCTGTGCTTGCCGACCTAAATTGTCCAAAGGAGAAGCGATCTATGCCAGTTATTAAAGAGGTAAATCCCTTCAATGTTGTAGAAATATTTGGCGCTATCAAACCCGCAGAGGCAATGATTGGATCCCAAAAGTTCTTAGGCATCGAAACGCCATTGGCTGAGCGAACAGCTCCGCTATATCCACTTTGACTATTTGCGCCACCTAGGCCGCGTGCATTCGGCCCGTGTTTACCAGCATCACCGGCGTTAGTTGAATACTGTTTCTCAATGTCGCTAAAAGCATTCCGCGCTTGATCTCGCAATCGGCCTATTGACTCCAATTCCGCAATCATCTCATTACTTGGATTGATAAACGCGTCTCGCATGGCCCGGAGCCGAGGCACGAACTCTGCGTTTTCAGGTATGCTTAATGCCTCATCGAAACTTTGGTTTACACGATCAACATGCGCTTTCGTTAAGGTTCTCTTAGCCAAAGCAGTTTTCATTTCCTCGTACGAAGTCGCGATCTTGTCGAAAGGTCCATTTGATCCAAAATACAAAGGCGCTTTGGCAATTGACGAAGCGTAGCTATCAAGATAGTCATATTTTTTAGAAAATAATTTTAAAGAATCGTCAATATTATTATATTTGTTATTTATATCTATCCGCGGAGATATAATTATATCAGACAATCTTTTCTTCTCAGATGCTATCTTAAGATCACTCTTATACTCCGGCATTGAATCGCCTGATTCTTCATTTCTCTTTTTAGCGTTCGAGTATTGTTCGTTTATTTCTGAGCGAACCTTCAACAACCTGTTGTAGATGGTTTTACCGATCTCACCGTCTAGAAAGCTGGATACAATTTGGGACCCAATCTTCATGTCCTTCCTAGGAATGAAGCCTGCACTTTCTTTCAAGAACCCTCTAAGAAGTTCCGCGCCTTTCTGCTCATCTGTCTTAAGGAGGGGCTGTCCGGCTTGGGAGGATTGATCAAGCACAAACTTTAGGGTTGCTCCACCGCGGAGAGATCCAAAATTCACCGAATTCGACTGCACCATGTTGGATGTCTTGCCGATGCCATTAGCATGCCCCTGCACCGCTTTTAGCGAAGCTATTAGCTGAGTGGACTTCCCAATTGTTCGTGCAAATGCTGCCCCAAGATCACCAATTCCCGCGCCTATTTTGGAAATCGAGCCGCCACTCAAACGACCGTTGTCATTCAAGATACCCATTGCGCGCGCAGCGGCTCCGATCGCCTTCTCTGTTCGCATTGCAGTTGCCGCCCAAGCATCAAAATAGCTCGTCGCGGAGCGCAAGTTGGACGTGTCGATCCCAACTCCCAATGTGGCAACATCGGCCATATTCTTTCCTTTTCGGTACATCTCGTTCTAAGGGCAAACAGGGAAAATCGGGGAATGGCAGAGAATATTCACTACTTCTCACGGCATTCTGCGGGTGTACGATCGGCACGCAAGCCTTGGCTGACTATGTGAGAGGCCAATATTTCAGCAAGAACATTTGTAGAACAATATCATTGACACGCTAAATCTTTGCGTGCAACAATCGTCAGAATTGCAAATTCCGCCCGTATACCACCCAATGAACTTATCGAGCATCTTCACCCAATGAAGCGCGTAGCAAGTGTCATGAGCCTGATGATCGGGGCATTGCTTTTAAGCAATTGCAATTATTCAGATTCAAAGATGGTCAAGGCGTGCGAGACGGCTCTCAAGGAGCGTCTTTTGGCACCATCGTCATATAAGCGCATTGAAATTGATGAGAGAAAGTTGACTACCAACCATGAGCTGTATGAAGCTCGCCTTATCAAAAGAAGCCAACGCGATCCCAGCTTTACCGAAGAAAACATAAAGGATCATCTCGACAGGTTCGATAAGGGCTTATCCAATCCCATCGTCTTTGCCGTTTTTATTGAGTACGATAGTGCAAATATCTACGGAACACCTATGAGGTATCACGCTGCGTGCGGCTATTTGGATGATTCCGGAGACTCAACGCAAGCAACAGAATACACCGTCGAAATCAATGGTAAGATAGTCGACGAATGGCGCCAAAGCAAAGAGGCGAGATACTAAAGCCTATCGCAGTAATTTGCTGCCTTACCCCGCCTCCCGCGCCCTGATCGCCTCGGTCTCCTCCTCCACCGCCTGGCAATAGCGCCCGTCCATCGCCTTCAGCACGGCGATCTCCTCGCGGCGCAGGAGGTTGCCGGTCAGATGCAGCCAGGCCAGCATTTCCTGGTGGGAGAGCGGTGTCGGGCCGGAAAAGCCGGGAGCCTGCGCCGAACGCAGGTCCCAGAACCAGTCCCAGAGCGCATGGCCTGCCTCCGGCACTTCGGCCTCCGGGCTGATAAGCTCGAAGGCCCCGTTGCGCTCGCGTCGGGTCTCGCCGTTTGCGTCGCGCACACAATCATAGCGTGCGACAATCCCTACGGCTTCTGAGAGCCCTTCGGCAAGCTCTTCATAAAATTTGCGCGGTCCTCCGAGGCACCGGCCACCTGATCGTAGATCCAGCCAGCTTCCTCGAGGACTTCGCGGGCTTTCTCAAAGGAGAGCACGGGCTCCCCGCCCTTCCACTGCTGCTCGCCCCAGCTCCAGGAAGCGATGGCGGCGGCGGCCTTGTCGAGATATTCGGCCTCGACCTTGCTGGTGGTCAGCTTCTTCTTGCGGCTGGCGAGGAAGCGGTCGCTATGCTGGCGAACGATCTTCTTCACCTCGTTGCTCTCGGCCGAGCGGATCATGAAGGAGATGCCGAGCGGCTCTTCGGTCGCCGGATGCATGAGCTGCAGCTCGAAGAGATCTTCGGAATTGACGAGACTGGAGATATCCAAGGAAACACCTATCGGTTCAGTACGGGAGTGATCGCGCGCCCGGCTGGGCGCACGGGCTCGTAAGATGGCGCTTACGGGATGGTGACGGGATCGACGCGGATCGGCAGCTGGTTGAAGCCGATCTTGAATTTTTCCAGGTCGAAATCGTCGGAGCCGCCGCCGGGATAGAGCGGGCCGGAAACGACACCGCGCGAATAGAAGACCGTGTTGGTCTTCTTGGCCTGCGGGGCATCGTTGCGCTCGATCTTGATCGCCATGTTGTTGATGTTGAGCGGATTGCCGAAGGTGCGCAGGATGATCTGGCCGGCATCGTCGGAGATGGAGGCGACTTCAATATCCGGGTCGCCCGCGTTGGACATGCCCTTCTGCTTCTGCTGCACCGGCTCGTCCAGCGTGTTGTAATTGTTGATCGTGGAGTCGGAACCGAAATCGCCGATATTGCCGACCTTGCCGACCTGCACCCAGGTCAGCGCGGCATAGGCGCTGACCGTCAGGTCGGTATTCTGGGCCGTCTCGCATACGTAGACTTTCGAGCCCTTCTTCGTGCTTTTGTTCGCCATGGATCATGTCTCCGGTTCAAAGGCGGTGTAGGGAATGGTGACCGGTATCTGCACGCGGTCATCCTCTTGGATCGGGCCTGCGGCCCACGGCTCGCCGCTGATCGTGATCTTCACGCCAGAGGCAAACAGTATCTTGTTGTTGAAATGGTCGATGACCCGGCCGGCGGCATCGAGTGGCTTGATCAGCCCGCCGCCGGCCTTCCAATAGACGGAAACCTGCAGAAGCCCGCGCTTCTGCTGCGGATCGTCGCCGAGCGTCACCTGCCGGGGGCGATTGGGCAGGAAGCTGACGGCCAAATAATTATCCGGCTTAGTTTTTCCAGCCGATGGAAAGGCTATGCCCGGCTGCGCCACCGGCAATGGCGGCTGAAAGCTAAGCGCCGCCAGATGGTCCAGCAGCGCAGCCAGAATAAGAGCGTCCGTCGCCGTCGCCATGCGTCACCCATGTCTATATTGTTGAAATTTCGAGGGATCAGGCCGTGTCGCGCGCGGCGCGCTCGACGATTTCAGGCCATGCCTGCGCGGCAAGCCGCACCATGCCCTGCCCCGCCTGGCCATCCCTGCCATATTCGACTTCGGCGGCGTGGGGCGCGGTGAAGCCCATATAGATCATCCCGCCGAGCGGCACGCCGAGGCCCGCCAGATTGACGGCCTGACCACCGGCCGATTGCTCGGCATCGGTGGCTTGCAGCGGCGAAGCGGAGACTTGGAACGATTTCGCCAGTTCGCCGGAGGATGCGGGCGTCGCCTCGACGATCGCGTCGGCCAGCCGCTGCGCGGAAAGGTTCACCACATCCTGCATTCGCCTTTTGGTCCGTTCGGCCCAGCCGGCAACGGCAGTAGAAAAATCCGGGGAAGCCATGTCGAAAGCTCCTTGATATAGTTATGCGTCATCGGCGGCGTCGTCCGGTCCGGAACGACGCCGTTCGAAATTCAAAAGGGTCTGATCGCCGTAGCGGGCGCGAACCGCAGGTCTGGTGGTTCGACGCTCAGCCTTAGCCCCGCCAGCCGCCTCAGTTTCCGGCAATGGTGACAGCCGGTTGAGCAGGAGGATCGACCGAGCCAGCAGCCAAAGCGTGAGGATCGTCTTGAAACGAGCAATCGCCGTCATCGCCGCACCTGCAGCTGCCAGAGCACGGCCGCCCCACCCGGCGACAGCGGCTGGATATCGACGATCGCATGCTCGACGCCGCCGATCAGCAGCCTGTCCGCCAGCGTCGGTGCGATCGAAAACCCCGCCGTCGAGAGATAGACCATCCGATCGCCCCGCTGGATCAGCGTGTCGGCGACATTGACCTGGCTATGATCGAGATCGACGAGTAAACACGCAAAATCCTCACTCGTCCGGACCGGATCGTAATCCGGGCCGGAGTTGGTAATGCGCCGCAAGCTGCCCTTCTGGCCGAACTTGGCGATCAGCCGTTCCGCCGTGACGCGGATCTTGTCGTAATCGAAAGCAGCCATCACACCACCAGAATGCCCGGCAGAACCGGACGCAGGAAGGGATAGAGCAAGCCGTCGAGCATCGTCAGCACCGGCCGGGCGGCTGCGACCATATCGGCGCTCGACCCACCAGCGGCATATTCCGTCTCGAGCGGCCCGACCTTCTCGCGTTTCACCGTCCGCGCGGCTACGATGACGGGCGTCAGACTGCCGACCTCGGCAAGTTCGACCGCAGCGGCTTCATAGGCCGCATAGGTCACAGGCAACGGCACTGCCCCTTCGGCGATCGCTTCGCCATTTGCGGTGATAGCCGCGCTGCGCGGCCAGGACAGCGCCTGATCGTAGCCACCGGCACGGCGCCCGGCAAAACGCGGCTCGTAGAGGCTGTCCACGGCCTGCGATCCCCGTATCAGCGCCGCCTGACGGTCATCTTTGCTGGCCGCAGCCCAGGAGCCGTTGGCGCGCTCGGCAAAGTAGGCATCGGCGGCAGCGAGCGTGCCGTAAAAGGATGCGGACATGGAAGCTCCGATGTTGATCGATGGAAAAGCCGATGCCCCCTCTCCCCGCCTGAGCGGGGAGAGGGAAACTAAACTCAGGCAACGGTGGTGATCTTGTCGCCATAGGCCATGGCTGCAGGCAGACGCACTTCGGTGCCGCCGGTACGAGCGATGATGCCGGTCTCGAAGCTCATGATCGACTTCTGGCGCGGCTGCAGCACGCGGCGCGGCATCGGCAGATGGAAGCGCAGCACCTCGGGATCACGGCGATAGACAACCATGCGGCCGCCGCCATCCTGCGACGCAGTCGCCAGCTCGCGCAGCGGCTGGATGTCGAGAGGCTGACCGGTCTCGGCCGTATAGACATTGCCGCGCCGCAGGAATTCCAGCACGGTGATGTAGCCGTCGCCATCGGCGAGCCGTTTGGTTGCAATCAGACGGAAGGCTTCCGGCGGCAGGCGCAGGCTGTCGATCCATTCGACCTCACCGGTCCTCTTGCGCACGCCGCCGATAAGATCGTTGACGTCGCGCAGGATCTGATCGGCCGTCTTGGCTGACCAGAGCGTCGAGCCGCTTGCACCATCGGCAGCGACATCGATACGCGACACGTTCGGATTGTTGACAAAACCGGTCCAGCCCTTCTCCGTCGAACCGATCATGGCGACGGAATTCAGCAGGCGCTCGATCTTATCGGCGGCGAAAATGGCGTTGGATGCATTGAGATCGAGATTGTAGAGCGCGGCCTGGTTGACCTCCTCGAGATTCCACTCCCAACCCGAGCCGATCATCGCGAAGTCGTGGCTGGCACTGTCGCGCGTCGATTGGTTGAACGGCATGTCCGTGCCGGCCGCGGAGAGGAACTTCGCTTCGCCGGCGCTGTCGACGGTGAAGAAGGTCGTACCGGCAGCCCATTCGTTGCCTTCGGTGACGACGGGAACATGGAGGCCGTAATTGAAGGTCGGATAACGCCGCTGATAGATGCGGGTTTCGATATTGCGGCCCTGCGCGATGACGAAGGAATAGGCCGCCTGGGCATCGGCGAAGTGCTGTCGAACGAATTGGTTCATGGATTAGGCGCTCCTGTGCTTGAGCGAGATTTCGACGATGTCGCCGTTGCTGCCGCTCGTATCGAAGAAACAATCGGGAATGGGGCCGACGATGCCGGTGCCGGCAGCGCTGACATAAGCATCGGCAGCGGGGCTGTAGTAGACGGTGGCGCCATCGGTAACCGTGCCGCCGGCCCGCACATACATCTGGCCGGAGGTCAGGAATGCCCCCGTGACGAACTGGGCAAAGCCGCCGGCTGACGCCACATCCGGCAACATGGTCGGCGTCAGCACTGCGATGCCGATGAATTTGCCGCCGGCCGCAAAAGGCGCCACGCCATGATCGGCGAGGCCGCGCTGAACAGGCTGGCCGAACTTGATACCGGCAGCGTTTTCCACGGTGCGGCTGATCTTGTTGGCGTCTTCCTCCGAAGCGATCTGCCCATGCAGGCCCTTCCGAGGAGCATTTCCATAGGTGGTCTGATAAGTCGCCATTGAAGCGTCTCCTTTTCGTTGACCTGATTAAGTAGGATTGGCAGCCAGATGCGCGGCCTGGAGGTCACGAACCATGGCGGCATAGGCAGAGAAAGCCGATGACATCGACGTCTGCGTCGAGTTGATGCCGTCCTTGACTGCATCGGCAAACAGATCCGGCTTTTCGCGCAGTCCGTCGGCCAGCATGTCGAAACGCGCATCGATATAGGCGTCCGATCGGCCCTGTACGGCGCCCTCGCCCGCCTTGGCGATGACGACAGCCTTGCGGATCGCCGCATCGGCGAGACCGGATGTCTTGATATTGCTCGCGATCGCCTTGGCAAGGCCGATCAAGTCGGCGCGCGCCTCGGCCTTCCGATCGATTTCAACATCGCTCGGAAGCGCGGCTTTGAGCGCATCGAGCTCAGCATCGCGAACGGCGACGGCCTTTTGATGCGCAGCCTCCGCGTCGGCAAGTCGTTGCTGCAGCGTCGTGATGATCTCCGCGGCTTGATCGTTGACCTCGATATCGATGCTGTCGATCATGATTGTCCTCGTGGGCATCATTCCTTCCTTGTTCTGATGATGATCGGAAATGGGGCGTGGGGCTGCGAGAGGAGAGCAGCCCCACGGTGCGGCTGCATCGCCGATGCGGACTTTCGCGCCCGCTCGGCCACGGCGCACAATGGCGATATGATTGATGCGAATGTTTCGCTGAACAGCGTCATAGGCTTCGCCTGAAGGCGTTACGCCCGCGGTAAAATCGACATCGCAGACATAGCCGGCCGAGAGCTCCTGCTTACCGCTTTCGATGTCCTGAATGGCCGCTTCGTCGCTGACCATCAGCGGCACGCGGAGGAAGATGCCCTCGCCGACGATCTCGTCACCGGTCTGGCCGACCGAATACTTCTTCCAGTTCTCCGACGTGACCATTTCCGGCGGATGCTCGTTTGTCACCGGTCGGTGAGCGGCGCTTTTCAACGTATCCTCGGAAAAGACCTCGGCTCCTGGCCGATAGATCCGCACGGTGCGCATCTCGGGCCTGCCGATCTCAGCACCGCTATAGCGTTGAATGCCGGTGCGGGCGATCCGGGCGTCGGCGACAAGGTAGCCGTCCCCGGTCCGTCGCGTTCCCGCGACGGTGACAGTGTCAGTGAAGTTCATGTTGGGATTTCTCCTCGTCGGAGCCGACTGGGGTTTAGGGTAAGGAGTGGCTGACTATGACAAAACCGTCGGTGCCGCCGCCGGCTACGCCGACGCCGCTCTGGAACCTTCGATCGAGCCGGACATCGGCTCAGGCTCATCGGCATGTACCGATTGTTCGGAGGCTTTCATGGCCGCCTCCAATCCAGGCAGCGATCCGTCCTCGGCGAAAGCATTCACCAACGCTTCAGAGAGCGCCTGTCGAGCAATGATCTCCTGGCCGGCAGCAGACCCGAACAAGGCGCGCGCCGCATCGGCCTTTGTTTTGAAGATGTCGGCCCGCTCCTTCTCGCTCATCTGCTCCAAAGGCGCCCAGGTGGAATAAATAGCCTGATCGCGAGCACCGGTGGCGGAGCGAATGAGGCACTCGTCGAGCCGCACCATTGCGGGCGTATAATCGAGTTCCTGGATCGCCTGGATCCGGTCGTGATAGTTCTTCATGTCGGCCGAGCCGGTGGCGTTCAGGCCGGCGGGCGATTGCCCCAGCAATCGCGTCACCGGAATGTCCGCAGCGCCGGAGACGATCTGCATGAAGGCCATCAGGATGTCGGTGAGACCGGAGAGTGGTGCGCTCTTGCTCTCATATTCCTCCTCGGCATCAAGGATCAGCGTCCCGTTGACGCCCTTGATGGCGTTGGCGAGCGTATAGCGACGCAACACGGCGTCTTCATAGGCCTGATTGCCGATATTGGCGGAAAACTGCGGAACCTTGATAATGTCGATCTTGGCTTCGAAGACGAGGCTGGCGATGTTGGCTGCCGTGCTATCCGCATTTTTGATCGCATCGAATGTCGCGGCGAGCACGCTTTCGCCCCAGGCATGATTGCTCATACCGCCGAATTCTTCATTCGGCGTCATGACCCCCTTGAAGATGACCAGTCGCGACGGATGGATAACGACTTGCATCCCATTGGCGCCAGTCAGCGTGTAGAATTTCGGTTTGCCGTACCATTCGGAAGCCGGATCGCCATCCACGTCGCCGGCAGCAAGTTGGCGGCGTGTGAGCACGGTGAGGTGCTTGAGACCGCCCTTACCAACCGCTTCCACATCAAGCGGCAGTGCCGGATCGGAGTCATCGCTGCCGATGAACAAGGCAGCACCGCCGAACAGACGCGCTTTGGTAGACGCTTCCAGCACTTTGCCGCGCAGATTGAGCCGGCGCTCCTCCACTTCGATCAACCCAATCTGATCGCCCGCAGCCTGCCAGTTTCGCCATTTCCGGCAACTGTCGAGTGCCGGGATGTCGATAATCTTTCGTGGCAGCCACGAGCCACGATAGGCGGCGATAATCTGCTCGTCTGTCAGGACCGGCTGCGCATAGAAAACCGAAGCCGCCTTGTCCCTATCCGTCCCCATGCGGGACGCAAGGCTCACCAACCCGTCGCGAACCATCGAGAATATCTGCCCCATGGATTGTCCTTTGATATCAATGTGATGAAAGGCCCGCGCCAGCGAGCCTAGAAATTCGTGAAACTGAAGGAAGAGCTCAGCGCGAGCTCATTCAAAGCGTCGGCAAAGGCGTCGACCTGGTCGTCGAACTGCCCGTTCGGAAAAGCGCAGATTTCGTCCAGAAATGCTTCGTTCCAGGCACCACCCAGCAGCTTGACGTTTCCGGCTTCCGCCTGAGCCGATGCCGGTTTGGCGCGCGTCGCCTTGTCACCGGTCGCAGACAAGGCTCTGATCGGGAAACCGGCCAGCAGTTTGATCTTCGTTTCCGCGTCGGCCTTCCCCGCCGCACCCGGATCTTGCGGCATGCGGATCGTCACCGTCGGCCCATCCTGCGATGCCATATTCTTCAGATAGCGCTCCACCTCGGCGGCCGACCAACGCCCACGAGCAATCGTCTCGACATAGAAGACGCCACCGGCCCACGCCATGCGCAGGCCGACGGTCCAATCCGGCTGGCGGCCCGGACGTTCCTTTGAAGCGGCGAAATCCCAAGCGCGGCAGCGTTTTGCCCCGGCAGGCACCGCCTCGACAATCTCGAAATCGCCGCGTTGAAACAGGCCGCCCGAGCGCGGTGAAGGCCGCTGCTGAAACTGACCGGCGACTGCATAAGACCCAAGTGGTATCTTGTCCCGCTCCACGACACCTCGCGGAAAACGTTGCGGGAAGAGCAACTCGCCCTCTTCCGTCCTCGGATCGATAAATCCGATCGATGTTCGACAGCAGCGCTCCGGTTCGAACTCCATGGGCAACATAAGATGTTCGTAACCGAGCCCAAGCGCCAGGATAGTGCCGGACACGTCGGCCTCATGCAATCGCTGCATCACCACGACGATCGCCGAACGCTGAGGGTCATTCAGCCGCGTCGGCACGGACTCTCGAAATGTGCGAACCGTCGACAGGCGCTCCGCTTCGGATTCCGCACCATCGACCGAATGAGGATCGTCGATAATCACCCGGTCGCCGCGACCGCCGGTCAACCTTGAGAACGGCACGCCCTGACGAAAGCCTGTGCGTGTATTGGCAAAGGCCATCTCGCCGGTTCTCGTCAGCTTGACCCGATCGCCCCAAAGCGTCTGATACCACTCCGAGGCGACGAGATCGCGCATACGCCTGTTGTCGCGCTTGGCATAATGTTCCGAATAGGACGCGCCGAGATAGCGCATCTGCGGCCGGTCTTTTGGGCCCCATTCCCATGCGGGCCAGAAGACGCCGCAGAGAAGCGATTTCATCGTGCCCGGCGGCACATTGATCAGCAGCCGCGTGATCTCGCCCGAAGTCACGGCTTCGAGATGACGACAGATCGCATCGATGTGCCAGCCATGAATATAGTCCGCCGATGGCTCGGCGACATGCCAGGCCTCCCGCACGAACCCCGCCAACGATTGGCAATTGGCGCGAATTCGCTCGGCATCCGTGGCGATCTGCCGGGCAAGCTCGGTCCGCTCGCGCTCAGCTGTCCGCTTCGCCTTCTCCTCCTGGATCGCGGCCATCATCGTCGCCGGGTCCGGCAAGCGGACCGAAGAGGGATTCGAGTGTCGCAAGCTGTTCATCCGTGGCATTGGTTAAGTCGATGGTGAAACCCCGGCCTCCTTTGGCCCCGGCTCCCGGCCGCTCGCTCGGCTTCTGGTGAACGTAGGACGCTGCGATCTTCGCCATTTCATCGCGGCGCTTCTGATCGGCTTCATCGTCGCGCATCACCTTCAACATATAGTCAAGCGGCGTATCGCCGGCCGGAACGGCTTTGCGTCGACGCGCGCGCGGCTTGCGCTGCACAACCGGCTTGTCGGCATTGGACATGCTTGAAATTTCCGATGGAACCTTGAAAGGAGACAAGCGGTTTAAGACATCGCTTGCGGTCAACAGTGCGTCGCTGCAACTGTTCTCATCATGCCAAAATGAATACCCCAATTCGGCGCTGTTGGCGACACCCTTGAGGCCTGCTAGCGCTGCAAGGATTGAAAGCCCTGACGAGAATGACAGTTAATCATTTGAAATTGCTTGGAAATATAGAATTTTCCGTCCGACGAATTGAGCGATATTGTCTTCGGTTCATCCCAATTTGCTTCAACTCGCGGGATACTGATGGCCTAGATATGCTAGGGAGCTCGTTCAAACAGACAGCCTGAATCAGGTTCGCGCTATACTCTCGGAAAGAGCTAAGGAATGGATAGCACTGCAGACTTGAACCGGGTGCGGCAGTTCATTGCCGCCAACCTTCCGATTATGCCCGTTCCCCGCATTCCGGAGATTCGTCTGCATAAAGCAGCCCCGCACAGCGGCTTGCGACGTCTTGCCGAGCGAGATCCGCAATTCGGTTCACCCTATTGGGCACATTATTGGGGTGGAGGATTGGTATTGGCCCGCTATCTTCTCGATAGGCCGGAGACAATTATCGGTCGCCGCGTGCTCGACCTCGGTGCCGGTTCGGGAATTGTAGGCATTGCGGCAGCGAAGGCCGGTGCGGCAGGAGTGCATGCTGCGGATGTCGATCCCTATGCCATCGCAGCCATCGGGCTGAATGCTGCGCTGAACCGTGTGACCGTCAAAACAATCCTTGCCGACTTGGCAAAGGGCGAGCCTCCCGCCGTCGATATCGTCTGTGTTGGGGATCTCTTCTATGAAGCGGCTCTTGCAAAGCACGTCACCGCATTTCTGGATCGCTGCCTGGCGCAAGGCATTGCGGTTTTGATCGGCGATCCCTGGCGCGCGCACCTGCCGACATCGCGACTTCGGCTTCTGGCAGAATATGCCGTGCCGGATTTTGGTGAAGAGGCCGCAAGCTCCCGGCCGGGCGGCGTCTTTACATTCGAAAGCAACATGTCTCCACAAGGTGAAGACGGACAGGATCGCTCATAGCGGCGAATGCGGAGTCGGACCGATATGCCGCCACGATCTAGGCTTTCAACTTGGCGCGCCGGCGGTTTTCGCGCTCCAGCCGCTTGGCAAGCTCGTCAAGCTCCGGGCTCGCCGCATCGAACACCGGCCGAGCGTCCTCCGGCAACCAATGCGTTTCGTGTTTCGAAACGGGCGGCTTGGCTCGCTCGGAACCATCGGCCGAATTCGGCATCATCGGCGATATGCGCGACCAGTCCGGCTCTTGCAATATCGGCGAAGTGACCAGAAGCGCGGACGCGATAGTCTGAAATTCACCCTGAATACGCCGCTCCGCCGTACGCCGCACACGACCCGTTCGAGCGCAGAAATCTCGGAAGGACCCCGCGACGTTTGGCGCGGCAAGGCAAACAGACCAGCGCGAAAGCAGGATGCGACGCTCCTCATCTCTGACATGGGTCCGCAACCAATTCTGAAGTACCTCCTCTGCCCGGCTGATGGCGGCAGCGCTCGGGCGATAGCGCGCGCGGATCTCAGAATGATCCGTCGCCTCGGGCAGAACCTCCGGCCAGAGCGTACGCATTCTGTCCGGGCGAACACCGCGAACATCGAGGTGAACCATCGTATCGGCTGCCTCCACGAAACGAGCGCGCACGATGAGGCTCAGATCGGCGATCTCCGCCGCACGATGCGAGAGATCGTCAAACTGCGAGGCGGGTCGGTGCATCAAGTCGTCTCTCCAATTCCCAATAGATGAGGGTCCGCAGCGTCGCGCGCACCGGCCAGGGCCGTCTCGCCACCGCCTCCGAACGCAGCGAAGCAAGGGCAATGTCGTCGAAGGCGCCCAGCAGATCGCCGGCACGCTGCAGCGCCCAATCCTGGCGCTGCATTAGAACATCGGAAACTGCTCCGATCGTATCCGACCAGAGCTCGTCGCGGTTCTTGCCGGTTTGACGAATACACCGCAGAACGAAGATCAGATGTCCGTCGCCATATCGCCCGCGTATTTCCTGCATCGTACCACGAGCATGGCTTTGGGCCGGTGCCCGCCGGCGATGGACCGGAACGAGCTTGATGCCGAGGCCATCGAGAAGTAAATCAAGCCTGCCTTTGGTCACTGCCCTACAACTCCTCTCGCAAGAAAGCGTATGCTTGTTCAACTGCGGTATGTCGGTCACGCCACGTTCCCGACAGCGGGTACGGCGTGGGTAGTTTTGGGCTTGAAGAAAGCTTCCGCTTTGGAAATCGCCTCCACCCGCGCGCCACCACGCAGCATGGGCGTATTGAGATAGGCAACTATCGCCTCACCGGCAGCGGCTTTCGCGGCGTCCTGCGTTGCAAAGACGATCGGCTCGCCACGGCTATCCCTAAGGATCTCGTTCGTTGCCCGGTGAACCTTGCGAAGCCAGCCGAGATGACCGCCGGCGACAGCTTCAGTTCCGATTTGAAATTCATTCATAGCAACCTCCTCTGGCCGGCAAGGCCAGGTCTTTGATTGAGTTTTTGGTTGGTTTTGATGGGAGTGCGCCAGCGATCATCAGCGCGAATTCCCCGCGCGTATCGGCTTTTCCGCCTGGATGGCATCCTCTTCAGCCGCCCGGAAATGAATCTGGTCGCCCTCCGGAGCGCCAAACTCTTCCTCAACGCAAGGGGATGCCGATCGCCAAATGATTGACTTCACCGCGGCCAGCATGGTGGCGAAAAAAAGTCCCGACGCGACGCATGCCAGAAAGCCTTGCAACATTTCGCTCATGGCTGTTTCTCCCAATCGGGTGCCTCTGCCATGGGTTCCGCGCCAGCCATCTCTGCCGGTTCCACGGCGGCGTTGCAGGATTCACAATGCAACTCGATGACTTCCGCGATCGACAAGCCACGACGACAAATCGGGCAGCCCCAGAATTGCTCGAAATAACTCGTCTGGAAACGTGATCTCCTGTCTCTGCTGCTCGCGATCATGCCTTCACCCCTTCAAATTCATCTCTCCACCGCGCGCCGGATAAGCCGCCGCGTCGGCCCCGCAGCGAAATGCGCCACGGGCATCTTGATAAACACCAATTATGTTGATAATGATATTCGTGTCAACATTATTTATGTTGTGAATTTTGCAAAGGTCGAAAAATGCAGAAATCCATGGGCGAACGACTGAGGGCGGCACGCGAAGCCGCAAACTATTCATCGGCAACGAAAGCGGCAGAGGCGCTCGGGGTGAGTCTTTCCACCTATCGCGCGCATGAAAACGGCCAGAACGAGTTCAACGCTGAAGTTGCCAATCGCTACGCCAAGAAATTCGGCACGACGGCGGGCTATCTCCTGACGGGCGAAGGAACGCATAAAGTGGTCCGCGCGGCGCCGAATATCGTCACATCCTTCGATCCAGACGAACAAGATAACGACGGATTTGCCGAGGATGGCGAGCGGCTCAGCTATAGTCGCGAGCATTGGCAGCCGCAGATCGCAGGTGCGACGCCGGAGGTGGATGTCAAGCTGGGTGCCGGCAGCGGCATTGTCGGCGAAGTCATCAACTTGCCCGTCGGTTCCGGGAACGTCGCGGGGCATAAAATCGTTGCGGAATGGGTCATTCCGGCGGGATATCTGCGTAACGAGGCCAAAGCCTCGCCAAACCACACCATCATCATGGAAGTGATCGGCGACTCCATGCAGTCCACCTATATGCCCGGCGATCGCGTCATCGTCGATCTCTCGCAAAACCAGATGACGACCGATACCGTCTATGCCATCAGCGACGGTTACTCCGAACCGCAGATCAAGCGCCTTCAGCGTGTGCCCTTCACGCATCCGGGCCAAGTCAAGATCATCTCGGACAACCCGGCGCTGGAGACATTCACTGTCGAGCTGGAGCGGCTGACGATCATCGGCCGCATCTGCGGACACATCGCCCGCAAGTAGGAAGAACAACCTCTCCTCGATTGGAGGAATCGCGCCAGATCCTTGATCTATTGGCGGATATATCGTCTGCGTGAACACGAAACATCTTTAGTGTCTATATCGATACAAATAAACATAAATGATGTTGACATAGATCGTGTTTAATGGCAATTGTCTCAGTAGAGCCGATTGGCACTGACCGGAATGAGCCCGCGCAAGCCTTAGAATCTTGCGCGAAGTCCGCGAAATCTGACAGGCCCTATGGATATTGATGCTGAAAGGAGAAGAGACCGTTTATGCTCACGAAGACCTACACTCTGGTGATCCAATTGGTCGCCGCGTCTAAAACGGCGGCCATAATATTGGGCGTGACGTGCCATCGACATCGGCCACAAAGGTAGGAAAATGACCGTGCAAGGCACTGCTTTTTCCTGCGAATATTCATTCGACGAACTGCATATTCGCCTCTGTGATCGGTGGGAAACCGGTCTGCTGCTTTATGGGCACGCTGATTTGACGGCGGCGGGAACAGACTACGAGGACGAGTTTTTCGTCTCGGCAATCCGCCTGGACGGCGGAGCACGCCTGGCAAGACCAGGCACGCAGACCATCGCAGGCAGCTTCGAGTCCGAACTGTTTCGCCGGATAGCCGCCGTCATAGAAGACGACAGAACTCACCTCGGCCGTCACGCCGCCGAACTCTTTGCCGGCGAGCTGGAGCAATTTAGGGAAGCCGCTTGCGATCAAGCCCACAAAATCAAGCAGGAACGAATTCTCGAGGCATTTGCATAA